ACGATGGACCCTGAGTTATATGTCGCCGGCGCTGTTGAAGACGATCGAGGCCCAATGGTCGAATACAGTCTTCAGAGACGGCCAACCCATTTGCTGTGGAGGGGTCATCGAACAGAGGCCGGATGACGGTATCCTGTGGTCCTTCGTCGGATCGGACGTGACGCCCCATGATTTCCCTGCGCTCCACAGACTCGTGCGATTGTTTATTACAGATCTCCCGTACAGACGTTTGGAAATGCACGTTGATGTCGGTTTTAAAAACGGGCATCGGTGGGCGAAAGCCCTTGGTTTTTACTGTGAGGCTCCGCGAATGCGTGGTTTCCTTCTGAACGGCGGGGATGCGTCACTCTACGCGAGGGTAAAACGTGGCTGATCCAATTACGATTATGGCCGGGGTGTCGATGGCGGGCGGAATGCTCTCGGCGATGGGGGCGCAAGCGCAAGGCCAGAGTGCCGCGGCCGCGCAACAGTTCAATGCGGATATCGCCGGGCGGGACGCCGGGCTCGCGCGCGAGGCTGCGGCCTACGATGCGAACCTCCAAGAGCGCCAGGCCAGAATGCAGATCGGTTCGATTCGCGCGGCGTATGGCGCATCGGGCGTGACGATGGAAGGCTCCCCGCTCGATGTCCTGCAAATGAGCATCGAGAATGCGGAGCGCGATCGGCAACAGATCTTGTACCGCGGAGAATTGAAAGCCCTTGGCTACGAAGACACCCGCACCTTGAGCCTCTATGGGGCCAAGAGTGCGAAGACGCAAGGTGATTGGGCTTCGGCGACAAGCCTCTTAACCGGATTCAGTGGAGCCGGAAAACTCTTCACCGCGGGGAAAACCGCACCATCGGCCGGGGCGCCGGTGGCGATCGCGTAGAGGTGCGACGTGCCACGAATTAAAGAATACACATCCCAGGTTGGGGGGCCGCAAGAGCTCCCCCTAAGTCAAGTCTCCCGGCAAGCCTTCGCGTCGGATTTCAGCGGCGCCGGCGTCGGGGCGTCGATCGCGGGCCGAGGTCTGCAACAGGTCGCCGAAGATGGCGTAGCGATCCAGCGCATGATCGACGATCAGAAGGCTCGGAAAGAAGTCACCGATGTCGCGGTGGAACTCGCGCGCTTCAATTCCTCGGCCGCGCATGAATTGAAGAACGCGGAGACATCCGGGGCGCTCGACGACGAGGCGTTTACGGAAACGTATATGTCTCGGATCAGTACGAATATGGATTTAGTCGGCCAAAAGTTTGAAACTGCGGCCGGCCGGCAAGCCTGGGAACGCGGCGCCGCTGAGATGACCGGCCACTATTTGATCGCGGCCGGCGAATCCTACAGTAAAGCGGCCGGCATTAAAGCCGTCTCCCAAGCGAAAGATTTCGTCGACGTGTCGCGCAACACCCTCATGAACGATCCGTTTCAGTTCGAGCGCGTGGAACAAGGGGTCGCGAACGCGATCAACGATAAGAACGGCGTCTTCGCCCACATGCCGGCGAATGTGCGCGATGAATTCCTCCGGACCACTAAGACCGAGCTCGCGAAGTCGGCCGTGCAAGGGGTGATCCGACTCGACCCCAACATCGCCATGAAACAGTTGAACTCCGATCAATGGGATCCGTACCTAGATGCGGACGCCAAGCACGCGCTACAGACTGAGGCGCGGGTCGGCATCGCCGGGCTGGAAGCTGAGGCGCGACGCCGCGAAGCCGAAGCCGAACGACTCCGCAAAAAAGAAATCGAAGCGACGAATCAACAGATGGTGGAACACTATTCCACGAAGAGTCTGACGGCGCCGATGATTTTGAACTCGAACCTTCCCGCCACGGGGGAGGGATCGAAAGAGCATTGGATTAAGATGGTGGAGGCGCAGAATAAGGAACACAACGAAGCGCCGATTAAAAAAGATCCGCGGCTCTTTGTCGACACGCTGCAACAGATCCGCCAGGGAAAGATCACCTCCACCACACAAATCGAGACGCTGTTCGCGCAGAGTGCCGAGCGCGGCGCCGGCATCACCTGGGAAGACACCAAACAACTCCGACAAGAGTTCGTGGATATGCGGACCCCGGAAGGGGCGAAGCTCGGCGCACAGGTCGACGCGTTCCTGACCAGTCGGAAACCGATGATCGACAAATCAAACCCCATGATGGGGAAGATCGATATGCAGGGTGGGATCAAGTATTACGAATATCTGTCAATGGTGCAGGATCGCGTGGCGGAATACAAACGCGACGGGAAGGATCCACGCGTGTTGTTGGATCCCAAATCGCCGGAATTCCTCGGGTCGCCGGAAATCGTCAACCAGTACCGGCCGACGTTGAAAGAATCCGCCGAAGCGGTCGCCGAGGATTTCAAACGCGGACGCGAAGCGAAACCGCCGACGGCGAACGGATCCCCCAAACTCTTCGATTGGTTGAAGAACCCGTTTAAGAGTGAAGCCCCGAAGAAAGAACCAGCACCAGCACCAGCACCAGCACCAGGGGCCAAGCCTATTCCGCAGTCGTCGCCGGTGCCGAAGCAGAGTACCCAAGAGATGCGGACGGCAATCGCCGATCTGGAAAAATCCGTGAAGACGATGAAAGGGGTAGAACCGATCATCGTCGGCCCACGGCAATCCGGCGAGAGCGCCGCGGACTATCTGAAACGCTGGAATGAGGCGCACACGAAATGACCCCGACCTTACAGAAACAGAAAGCCTTGATCGACGGTGGGTTCACCGAGCAAGAAATTTCCGACTGGCAAGTGGAACAGCGCCGTGCGTTAGGTGACGCCGGATTCAACCAAGCGGAAATCGATACCGAGTTCGGCGAACCGCCGCTCGACCCCAAGCCGGCCGCGAAGGTGATCCGAGAAAACATCGAAAAAGCGATCGCCGCGGATACCGCAGAGGGGCAACCGAAGCCGGTCAAAGATTTCATGGAAGCCCTCGATGCTGGTTTTCAGGGGTCTGTGACCGGGCTTCTCACCCGGGGGAAGACCCCAGATAAAGCCCTCGCGGAAGATGCGCCGATGGCGTCACGTATCGCGGGCTCGATCGGCGCCCTGGCCGGGGATATTCCGGCAATGGTGGGCGGCGCGCTCATCGGTGGCGGGGGCGGGCCAATCACCGCTACAGCCGGCGCCTTCGCGCTTCCGGCTGGAATGCGGAAGGTCATCACCGACGCGTACGAAAAAGGCGAAGCCACGAATTGGGGTGAGTTTTGGGAACGGGCTTCCGGTGCCATTATCGAAACGGCGAAAGGGTACATCACCGGGGCCGCGACGGGCGCCGCGGGGAAACTCATCGGTGCGGCGCCGATCGCCTCTCCTACGGCGAAAGCGGCCGCAACGGTGAGCGGCGAAGTCGCAACCATGGTGACGGTGGGCAAAGCGTTAGAGGGGGAAGTCCCGAGCGCCGATGATTTCATCGACGCCGCGATCGTCGTCGGGGGTGTAAAAGGCGCGGTGAAGACGGCGAAGAAAATGCGCGAGGTGTACTCCAAGGCGGGAGTGAAACCGGACGAGTTCATCGCCGACGCAGAACGCGATGTGACGATCGGGCAGGATTTTGTGGCCGAGAATTTAGAGGTGCCTCGGGTCTATGGCCGATTCGATTCGCCGGTACAAGAATCGGAGTACGCCTTATCACCGTTGCGTACACGTGCTGACGGGGAACGTAAACACGACATTCTTAAGAATGGAGATCCGGTTGCAGAAATCAGGTACGAACAAAATGACACTACGGCGGACATTACTTGGCTGGGAGGTATAACTGGCGTCGAGCGTGAGGGCGGTGTTCCGAAAGTTGAACTAGGTCCTTCAGCGGTGAAAAATATCACCCGTCAGTTTCTTAACGAACACCCGGAAATAGACACAATTCGGTATCAACATAGTACGGATCGGAGAGATATCGTTCATTCTGTCAGTGCTGAATGGCTAAGAACACGACTAAACCGGGAGTCTGGGAACGCTCCGCCACAAGAACCTCCGAAATCTCCGCCCCCTCCCGCGGGATCCCCCGAAGAAGCCCGAGATAAAATGCTCTCAAAGATCAGTGTGCGCGAGAGCAACGATAAAGAGCCGATGACGTTTCAAAAGCTCTACACCGATCTAATCGACGACTTGAATCCGATCCGTGAAGCGGTGAAGAAAGCGGCGAAGGACGGCGCACTGCCAACATCGGATGATCCCTACCAATTGGCCCGGCTCACGCGCGGGACGTTCGGCAAAGCGAACCAGTTTTTAGAGTACGGGACCTTCGATTTTAAGAACTACGAAAACAACGGCCCGAGCCTCCGCGCCATTTTAAAAGGTAAGGTTCGCGATCTTCCAGAGATCACCGATGCTGAGCCCGTGGATCTCGACACGCTGCGCGCCTACATCAAAGCGAAACGCGATCTCGAACTCGTGTCGCGCGGCGTGGCTGATCCGGATGTGGATGTCGATGCGGCGACGCAGGTTGTCAAGCATTGGGGGCAGTATGAGCGGGTGGCAAAAGAACTCACCGCCTATCAAAACCGTCTCACCGCCTACCTTCGCGACGCCGGCATCGTCTCCCGTGATGACTATGCCGCCATGCTCAAAGCGAACAAGGATTATGTGCCGTTCTTCCGCGTGATGGACGAAGACGTAGGCGGGGCGGGCCTCGGCCGCGGGGTGAAGACGCGCAACCCGATAAAGAGCATCAAAGGATCCGAGCGCAACATTATCGACCCGATCGAGTCGATCATTAAGAACACGTACATGTATCTCTCCCTCGCGGAGCGTAACGCGGTGGGCACGGCGTTTGTGAACCTGGCAAACAACTCCGGCAACCCCGGCATGTTTATGAAAAAACTGCCTCCGGAGTTTAAGGCGACGACGTTGAAGGAAGAAGAGATCCGGGCGCTGTTTGATGAGTTCGTCACCATCCGGAAACAAACATCGACCGAACGCGCAACGGCTACTCGGTCCTCGACAGAATCAAAAACGGAGACGACCGGAGGGGAAGGCGCCGAGCCGCAGACGAAGCAAGGGAAGATGGTCCGCGATCGAGTGCTTGAAGCGTTGTCCGCACGCGGATTCAGCAAAGGCGAATCGGAGCAGATGGTGGCGCGATTGGAAGGGAAAGCCTCGGGGGGCAGTACCACGACCGATTCACGGACGACCGTGGAAACCCTTGTCAAAGAAATTGAGAAAACCGAATACATCCCCGAGCTCAACATCCGCTTACCGAACAGCGTTGCGACAATTTTCCGCGCCGTGAAAACGCCGTTGAAGGATAACGAGATCGCCGTATTTGAAAATGGAAAATACGAAAAGTACCAGGTCGACAAGGATGTCGCACAAGCGTTCAACGCCGCGGACTCACAAACGGCCGGCCTCTTAACAAAGATCCTCGCAATCCCGGCGAAGATGCTGCGCGCCGGCGCCGTGCTCTCTCCTGATTTCATGGGCCGCAATATGATCCGCGATCAAACGATGGCGTTCGTGCTGTCGAAAGGCGGCTACTTCCCCGTGTTCGATTTCATGCGCGGCGCCTTCTCCCTCGCCAAAAAAGATCAGGATTTTCAAAATTGGCTAAAGTCAGGCGGCGCGAATGCGGCCCTCGTGTCGATGGATCGCGAGTACTTACAGATGCAGCTTGATACGCTCACCGAAGTTCAGGGCGTCACACGTAAGGCGTGGAACGTCGCCACACGGCCGTTTGAAATTCTCCGCATTACTTCCGAGCTCATTGAAAACGCAACGCGGCTCGGGGAGTTCAAGCGGGTATCCGGAGGTCTGACGGAGAAAGCGGCGATCCAAGAGGGGGGCATGGCGTCGAGAGAAGTGACGGTGGACTTCGCACGCATGGGCGCGAAGACACGAGCGATGAGTTTAATTACGGCGTTCTTCAATGCGGCGGTGCAGGGCGAAGAACGCGTGATCCGCGCCTTCGCGGAGAATCCAGTTGGAACAACCACGCGCATGATGGCGGCGATCACCCTTCCCTCCATCCTCCTGTACCTCTCGAATCGTGAAGACCCGCGCTGGCAGGAGATCCCGCGCTGGCAAAAAGATCTCTTCTGGATCGTCCTCACGGACGACCACATCTATCGCATTCCCAAGCCGCACTCGGCCGGGATCATGTTCGGATCCCTCCCCGAACGAATGCTCGAAGCCTATGAGTCGGACCATCCGGGGGCGATGAAGGATCTCGAAAAATCCATTCTCTCGACGTTCATTCCGAACATGATCCCAACCGTCGCCGCGCCGATCGTCGATCAATTTGCAAACCGTTCGTTGTTCACGGGCGCGCCGCTGATTCCGGCCGCACAAGAGAAGATGCTTCCCGAGTATCAATACACGGAGTACACCACGGAAACGGCGAAGGCGATCGGGCAGATCATGGGCGCCTTTCCCGGGATGCGCGATCGCTCCATCCGCGACGAAGACACGTTCATCGGAGGCGTCGCCCGCGCGCTTACTACACCGATCCTGGTGGAGAACTACGTCCGATCGTGGACAGGCGGGCTCGGACAATACACGCTGCAATTGGCTGATAAAGCGTTGCGTGAGGCGAAGGTCCTTCCGGATCCGGTGAAGCCGCTCGATACCCTCTCTGATCTTCCGGTGATAAAAGCCTTCGTCATCCGCTACCCCTCGGCGTCGGCGCAATCCATCCAAGATTTCTATGACGATTACTTCGCCTCGAAGCGACTGTACGACACGAAGATGATGCTAGCGAAAGAGGGGGATCTGGACGCGTTCGATAAAGTGCAAAACATTGATCCGATGGCGTGGGACTCAATGGCGGGAATCCGTGATACTATTGCGGATCAGGCAAAATTGATCCGGTTGATCTATAAGAATCCGGACCTGACTCCGGAGGATAAACGACAGATTATCGATGCGACGTACGGCCGGATGATCGAACTCGCAAAAGTGGGGAATGACGCCATGCGCGACTTAGCCAACATCTTAGGTGAACCATGACGGTGACGAATCGACTGAACCGCGCGACGATGGATGGGAATGGGGTGTCGACCGTCCTCTCCATCGAGTTCCCCTTCCACAGTGTGGAAGATCTAGTGGTCATCCAAACGGTGATCGCGACCGGCGTCGAGACGCCGCAAGTGTTGAACACCGACTACACCGTCATCGGCGCACAGGATGATGCAGGGCATTACCCGACCGGGGGCGAGATCGTCTTCACCGTCGCGCCGGCGTCGACCGTACGGATGACAGCCTACCGTGATCCGCCGATGTTGCAAGAGGTCGTGCTGATCGAAACCGGCAAGATCCCGGTCAAAGCTGCGATCGAAAGCCCGCTCGATAAACTCACGATGATCGACCAACGGTTGAGTGAGCGCATCGATCGCGCGTTGCGGCTCTCTGACGGCGACAGCTTGGAGATGGGGCGCTTGCCGGTGAAGGGGGTTCGGGCCTCCCGTTACTTAGGCTTCGACGGCGACGGCAACCCGACGATGATGCAAACCCCAACTGGCGTCGTCACTTCGCTTGCACAGTTGACGGAATCCTTGAAAGCCGCGCTCCCTGCGGCGGGTGCGGCCGGATCGCTGCGGAAAGTCACAGACGACGCGCGGGGGGTCTGGATGGATACCGGCGCCGCGTGGGTGCCATTGAACAAAGGGGAAATCAACGCCCTGGATTTTCTCAAAGGCGACGGCACCGATGAGACGACCGCGTTTCAAGCCATGCTCGATACCGGAAAAAACATCTATTTTCCTCGGCCGTCCGTGGCGTATGCGGCGACGGAGTTAACCCTCTCGACCAGTCATCAACGCCTTACGGGGGCCGGGTCGGGCGCGATCATCAAGGCGCTGGACAACACGAAAAACCTTTTCACTCCGTCGACGAACCTTACCGGAGTGGTCATCGAAAACCTCGCGCTCTACGGCGCAGCCACAACGGACGCCACTACTCATTACGCGATTTTTACCTCCACCACGAAACGCCTCACGCGATGTACCATCCGTCGCGTCCTCATCTCCGGGCCAAACTCATCAACAGGATTCAACAACCTGATCCTGTTGGATGTCGGGTCCGATGATTCAACCGTCGAGCATTGCTACGTCGAGCGGTTAATCGGGGATATATCGGGGCGCGGATACGGGGTCCTCCTCGGGAATTGCGATCGCGTGAAGGTGCTTTACAATACCTTCATCGGTGCGACGGGCCAAGGACGCCACGGGGTGTACGTTGGGTCTGGGTCATCATTTGCGACCGTGATCGGAAACATCATCGTCGATTTTAATCAAGCCCCGATCACGGTGTACACGTTGTCATCCCAGACGGTGAGCGAACTGAATTATATCGCGGACAACATTATCATCGGAGGGGCGGTGCCTGCGGCCGAGAACGGAGGCATCGAACTCCACGGTTATATCCAGCGGAACCACGTATTCGGCAACACCATCGACGGCTACGGCCTATACGGAATTGTCGTCTCCGACTCCGGGCAAGGCGGGCTCAACCAAGATAACGTCGTACAGGGCAACGTCGTCCGCGACTGCGAAGGATTCGGCATTGTCGTCATCGGGGCGAAGCGGGCCGTTATCCTCGGAAACGAGGTCTACCAAAACAGCCAGGAATCTTCCGGAACCTACGACGCGATCAACATCCGATCGGCGGGCACGTTCGGAACAGAAGAGGCGGTAGGGACCATCGTAATGGGAAACCGTGTTGCCGGATCAGACCATCGCAGTGGTGTTGGCATCGACAGTTCCGCCCCCGTTCCGAGCGGGACCGTATTGCGCGGAAACATCCTGTTAGACGGACAACTTGGCGCGGTGTCGTATGCGGGGGTTATCGTGAGCGGGGACGATATGGCCCGCTACGGCGCCCCGTACAGTGCGTCGATCACCCCCGTTGCGTATGGCTACCTGCGGACACAAGCCACCGTCTCAGCCAGTAACAATTCCAACTTTACGATCAACGCCCCCACCGATCCGCGTGAGGGCAAAGAGTTGGTGTTAACAATTCGCAACACCAGCGGCGGGGCGTTAGGCACCCTCTCATTCAACGCCGTGTTTAAAGTCGGCGCGTCATGGACGCAGCCGGCGACCGGCACTAGCCGATCCATTCAATTTCTGTATGATGGAACAAACTGGATCGAAACCGGGCGAACCGCGGCGGATGTCGCAACATGAGGAACGGAGGTGCAGGGGTGGAAAATCCCATACTAGAACCAGAGAAAACGATCACAGGGTACGCCCTGCTGACATATGCCTGGGTCCTGGCGCTTTCGACCTGGGGCGGGATGGTGAACTATCTCTCGAAAATTCGGATGGGGCACATCGCGCGATTCAACGTCACCGAACTCATCGGCGATATGTTTATCTCGGGGTTCACCGGCGTGCTGACGTTTTGGATGTGTCAAGCGGCGGGGTTCAATGAGCTCACCACCGCCGTGTTTGTGGGGATCAGCGGACACATGGGTGCGCGGATGATCGGCAAATTGGAACGCGTGATGAGCCGAAAGTTTGATATCCCCGAGGATTCGACCGTGGTAACGGTTTCTAAAAAGGAGGGAACCCCCGGTGTCTTTTGATCGCGCCTTTGAACTCGTAATTGGATTGGAAGGTGGCTATGTCAACGATCCGAACGATCCGGGCGGGGAAACAAAGTTCGGTATCTCAAAGCGTGCGTACCCGGCTTTGGATATCGTATCCCTTACCGCTGTGGATGCAAAACGAGTGTACCGTCGAGATTACTGGGAGTTCGTTTCCGGTGACGCGCTCCCGTGGCCGCTCAGTTATTTCGTCTTCGACGCCGCCGTTAATCAAGGGGTCGCGCCGGCGATCCGGATGCTTCAACAAGCCCTCGGGGTCGACGCCGATGGGGTGATCGGCCCTCAAACCTTATCAGCCGTAGGAAAATTCCCACAATCAGAAGTGTGTGCGCTATACTTGGCGATGCGCGGAGTCCGCTATGCCGGCACACGGAATTTCAACATCTATGGTCTAGGGTGGCTCAAACGCCTCTTCCTGGCCTTATGGGACGCGAAACCATGATACCCTTCTCTCTCTATCTCAAAGCCGGGATCGTCGGTCTGGTGGGCTTCCTGTACGTGAAGTTGAAAAGCCTGTGTATCGTGTGGTGTGCCTTACTGACGATGGGGTGCGGATCGCAAACAACGCTCTCCGGGGTCCGTCAAGCGTTACCGGCGAATCTCCTGACCCCCTGCCCTGATCTGCCCGCGTTGGATGACGGGTCCGCAGAGACGACCCTACGGACCCTCGTTGAAGTCAGCCAGTTATATTATGAATGTCAGGCCCGCCATGATGCGCTCTCCGCTGCCGTCCGCACTGTTCGATCCGGTTCTCAAGAATCCGCCGATCAATCCGATCCCCGCAATTAATACACGCGCACATCCAGACATCGACGCGTGAGATGTCGTCCCACCACTTCGCCAGGTGCATCAACCCGTGGCATCGCTGACATGTCATAGGCCCTCCCATTCTGTGTGATGGTTGATAAACACGGCCCACTCCGCACGGCACACGTCCAATGACGGGACGAGGTAGAGGTATTCCGCGTGGGCGGGGTTCGGTCCCCGCTGGCGTTTCAGCGACGGCGTGCTGTGCTTCAACAGCTTGCCGATCTTCGCGTCTTCGTGCATCCACAATTTGGTATGGCGTTCTTTGTTGTAGCGCATGAAGGCAAGACGGAAGCGTTCGCAATCGATGGTGGCCGGCCAGCCCTCGAATTCACTTCCGATAATACGGCCGTCCATTAAACACTTATGCCACCACTGGTAGAGAGGATTGAGCGAATGGATTTTCTGATCGGCGAGCCCTTCGGTAGCCGGCGCATTGTTAAGGTCAAGTCCGTCCAGAGGATAGTCCAGCAGATAGCGCAGCAAAACGGCGTAGCCCCCGGCTTCCATTCCTTCGCGCATTGATTGGAAAAATGCGCGATCTTGTTTCCGTCCATCTCCAACATCAAAGAATGCAAACCGGCGTTCATCGTGAGAGACAGGGACAATCCAGTCTTCATTGCCGATGATGACGACGCGCGTTTTGTTCGCGACCGTGTACGGTTCTTTGCCTTTGTGCTCGATGACATGATCCCTCCCGGTGATGAGATCCTTGAGTGTGCCTTCCGCCTGTTTGTCTCCGGACCAAAACGCTTCATCGAGTGCGAACATCAAACAGTTTTCGAGGTGTCCGTTAAAGTTTCCAACAAGGTAGCGTCGGTTACTGGTGAGCAAGAAATGTCGGCCGAGTAATGCGCCAATCCTTTCGATACAAGCATTTTTACCGACGCCTTTCCCACCACGAAAGACCAGAGCCACCAACGGCTTTTCATATGGCCTTTGAACGAGATGCGCAAAGTATCCGAGCAACCAGCGCGACAATAGTTCATTTCCCCCGCAGACATTAAGCCGGGTGTGTTCAAGAAACACATCGAGAGACGAATGAGATGATCCAGCAGGGGCCGGGGCATACGAGAAACCTCTCCAAAGATTAAAATAGGTTTTTCGATGGCCGTTGAGTCCAGCAACGACTTCACGCTCCTGACCTGGGGAGAAGACAATTCCGTCATATGATCGCCGTCCTTTCCATTCGAGCCATTCACCCGTGACGGGTTTATCAACTTTACCGATCCGGATCTTGTTAGCGGCATGTTTCAATTTAAAGGCACCGACATCGAGGTGTTCGACGGTGCCTTTCTCGTGCTGGTCCGATGTCTCCCACAGAATATGTGCGCCACCCCCGGCGATGACGAACGCGTGATCCTTGTTCAACTTCTCGTAGGGGTGCAGTTCTTTCTCTGTGTGCGCGTCTTCAATGAATGGCACCGCCGCAAACTCCACCTCGGGCGCCGCGATCCCAGGGGTGTTCACCCCATAGGCGTACGCATTCCGGACTTTGCGCTCTAACTCGTCGGACGACCACGGGGGTTCGCACCGGGGATTCCACGAGTCCCATAACAGCATGGCCGCGATCGGTTCCGACACACCTATATCCTTGAGCTTGGCCGCAACGCAAAACGTCGTCTGATCCCCGCCCTGGCCCTGGACCGCGATCGGCGCCTCATGTTCTAAGTACCATTCCGCTCGGCGTTGGGCGTGATCTGGGTTGACATCGAGGGGGGCTAGGGCAGGGTGTCCGACTCCGAGTTCTCGTCGTGTATCTGTTCCACAGATGTCAATGATCCATTGCGGAGCGTCGGCAATGGGGGCAGATCCGGCAACGTCATACAGGCCATGTGGGAGGGCGCTTCCCGCACCGACAATGTAGCCCCCTCGTGATCGGACATCAAGACCTGGGGCAAGAACATTCGCGCCCTGGCGCACGGATGCGCGCACACGATAGCAGTAGTGCCGTCCTCCTGACGGAGTAGCATAACTCCTGGTTTCGGGCATCTCCCATCCCTCAAGTTCGAGCCGCAACAATTGTTCATAGCCGTTCTTTCCTTCCTTCACATCGACATCGACGACGAGCAACGCGCCGTCGTCACCGAACTTCCCCGTGTAAATCCCGATGTTGTACTCCGGATTGGTGGCCCACCATTGCTCGATGATGCGCGGATCCCGTGTCGCGGATTCCTGCCACCCTTTATGAACTGGGGTTTTCCCTAGGGTCTGTAGGCAAAAAATAAAAAAGCCTTCGGAGGCTAACGACAATGCCCACTCTTTTTTCGTCATCGTTCACGCTCCCATGCGTCGCGGCATTCCGCGTTACACCATCGTCGCCGATCCGGACAGATGTCCAGACAGTAGAGACAGAGCCCGGGCCCCTGCGGGATCGGGCGCGGCTTTGGACGCATGGACAGAATCGCGTCCTGAAATCGTTGGTTGTGTTCGTTGGCGAGATCGATATCATCCATCGATGTGTCTCCATTGTTGGCCTCTAAGAATGAGGCCGATTGTTGTGTGCGACACTTTGAATCGAGCCGCCAATTTCCGGTGGGACATTGGGCCGATGTAGCTCTTAATCCACCGTACTTGTCTAGTTGTCAATTTTGCCAAACCGCTTTGCTCCCCGCACGCATATGGTTTCCCATGGAGTCGTCGATCGTAGGCGTTCGATTTACGAGTTCCGTAGCGAAGATTCGCCAGTCGGTTATCGTTTCGGATTCCGTTTCGGTGGCGACATTCCAGACCTTTAGGCTTTGGGCCTTTCCACGTGAGTAATACCAAGTCGTGAACGTAGGCGTAGTATCGTTTTTTGTTCGGAGCTGTTAGCGATACCATCGAATAGCCGTTTTTTAGTTGCGATTGCTTCAACGGCTTACCGGTAAATGTCCTAGACCGAAGTCGTCCTTTTGGATCGTTTATCAACAGAGTTCTTGTCATCGATCGCACTTCTCCACATCGAGAGGTCTGATAAAAGCCCATCCAGCCTGGAATACCCCGCCATATTCTCATACCCGCCTCCTTTGGATATGAGGGAGTATAGCAAATTATTTACGGTAACGTCTACCACGCCAGCCTTCGACGGCGATCGGGAGGCCCGCGGCCCATGCGGGGACCTGTGCGATGATCGCCTCAAACAGCGAAAGATCCGTGTTCGGGGCGGCATTCGATACCTCAGCCACGATCTCGTCATGGACGTGCATCACGATCGGGAACCCGTGTTTCTCCACTCTCAGCATTGCGTCGGCGAGGATATCACGGCTCACCGCTTGCGTCACGTTTTCGGCCAGTTTCCCCCCGTACGTATGGGTTTCCTGCCACTTTCGAGTCTTCCCGTCGACGCTCATATAGTGGATCTGTTCCTTTTCCTCCCCCCACGGGGTCATGATAGGCTTGAGTTTTGGGTAGGGGTACGTCAACACCCGGCCAGATGGGAGCTTACAGAAGAGGAAGGATCCTTTGACGAGGAATGTTACATACCGACCTTTTGATCCCGGCCCCCACGTACCGGGGCTCGCGATAAATTCTTGACCAGGACACGTTACCGCTTGTTTCGCCGCATATTCTAGCCCGTACCAGTACTTAACAATGTTCGGATGCGCCTCCCGCCACGCGGTTTTAATTTGATCCGCCAGCACGTCAGCCACGACGACCCGGTACGTCTCCGCCATGGTCTGAAAGGCGCCGACCCCGCCTTGATACCCGCAGGCGAGCTCCGCGACTTTGCCGATCTGCCGTTGATCTTTGTTCACCTCTTTCGCCGGCACGCTGTAGATCTTTGCGGCGGTGAGTTTGTAAATATCCTCCCCTTCCTTGCGGTCGTACTTTGCAAAGGCGTCGAGCTTCCACTGTTCCCCCGCCAGCCACGCAAGCACGCGGCCCTCGATGTTGGCAAAGTCCGCGGCCATGAGCTCGTGGCCCGGCGCCGCGCAAATCATCCCGCGCAAGCAATCCGAAATCACCGTCATCGGGCGATCAAAACAGGCGGTAATCATCTCGTGCGCCTCGTCGATCGACGCATGGGCGAGTACGTCGATCACCTGTTCGATCGTCTCCTGTGGGATCGACGGACGCGGTAAATTTTGTGTCTGGATACGGCGCCCGCCCCACCGCCCCGTACCGGCCGCGTGGTATTGCAAGAGCCCGCGCGCTCGATGGTCCTCGTTCAAACACGTCACCATCGTGTGGAGTTTAGCCGTCGACGTTTTTCCGGCTTCCTGGCGGATCAACAGCGCCTTGCGCACACCCTCCGGTACGTAGTCGAGCTTCAATGCGTCGATCACGTCGGCCTTTGCCAGTCCTTCGATGGGCACCCCGCGGCTTTGTATCCACTTCGTCATGGTCGCGACTTCCGTAGCCGCGCACACTTCGTACTCCGTGGCTTTCTTCATTTCTTCGTTCAACCGTTCGACTTCTTTTTTTACAACCCACATCGCCGTGGTCACGGCCGTGCGATCGATGTAGATGCCTCGTTGGTTTATTTTATAATCGAGTTCCCAGATCTTTTGCTCACTCTCAGAGAGTTGCAGAAGCCGCTTGCACAACGCCTGTTCCGTGCGCACGTCCTGTTTACAATACTCGGCGAGTTGCATCTGTTTATCGAAGTCGTCCCACCAGACGACGGTACCCTCGGGCTCGATCGCGCGTGGTCTGGACATCTGCATCATGAGCCGATGCCCGGCCATATCTTTTTGTTGGGTGAGCCCGAGGGCTGCGGAGGCGTTTTCCAACGAGCCTGGTAGCGACATCGCGTAGGCCATCGCCATCGTACACCGCGTCTGTTCCGGCCGAAGCGGAGGCCAGCCGTACCGCGGGACACAGATGTGATTCCAGATCGCGAGCTCGAACGGGGCGTTGTGCGCGATGATGCGTACCACGCGGGGAAACTGAACCATGGGCCAACGAATGGCTGCGGGGAACGGTTCGCCGGGCGTCCAAATCTGCGGCTCTCCGTCGTCGATCGCCCATCCAAAACACCAGACATCGGTCGACGGATGCCGCGCGTACACGTCGAGGCCCACCTCTTTTAAGTCCACTTCGCTGCGCGTTTCAAAGTCCCCGTGGATAATCATACGACCCACCTGTTCGTACGCATCTGCCGTTGCCAACTCGTTAGCGCGTCCTCGATCCGGCTGACTCGACCGTAATCGTATCCGGGTACAAACGCCGACGCACGGCGAAACTCTTTAAACGCGGACAGCACCGCCCGCATCTGTGCGCGTTTCAATTTTTTAAACTCGTGAAGACTGGACACCCCTACCGCATCAAGCGCATTTTTCGATATTCGTTTTGGCATCGTTGTATGAAAAGTGCGGTGCCGGTTTTTCACGGCACCGCAGCTTTCCTCCATTACCTTGTGTAAGGGTTATCCAAAGAGATCCGCGGCCGTCTTTGCGGTGTCCCCGGATCCCCCGGCCGGCGCCACGGGCTCGAACTCTTTCGAGGCCGAGACGCGTCCGCCCAACGGTTCCCCATCGGCGAGCTTTTGGATGTTCTGCAATCCAAACGCGACGCCCTTGTTCCCGGCCTTGTCGTACCAGAACGGGCGTACCGTGGCGCGCGCATAGCACCCGGGATAGAAATCCGCCTCGTTAATGATGTCGTTGTTGCTGGCGTCGACGAGCCCGGGCTTGGCGTTCGAGCTCGCATTGATAAACTTCGCGCCCGCCACATATCCCTCGAACGTCTTCTCTCCCTGGTCGCGGAAGGGATTGCGCGAGAGCTTCGGCCACGAGTCTTTGTTGGGGCCGAATTTCTTGGTCATAAAATCCACCATTGCGTTCATGAGCGGGGAGAGATCCGCCCCTTTGTCAAACAACATGGTGATCCCGTACTTCGGCGGCTTGGTGGGGTCCACCGGCTTACCGGGGCGAAAGACCGCGGGGAACGATACGCGGAATTTTGGGGTCATCACATTGGGAATGTCTAATTTGTCTGACATCGGTATTACTCCTATCGGTACATAAATGCTTGAGATCCGCTCAAGCGACGGTGCGGCGACGCCGCTAGCTCAATGGGTCGATCGGCTCGGCACCTACGAGGTCCATCACGTCGACGGTGATTTCCCCCTGGCCGGTAATCAGGATCGACGACTGCGGTGCGAATTCTTTCTTCGCATCCGGTTTGAACGCCGGCCGTTTATCTTCGATCGGCACGAGCACAAGCCCGCTCGATTCTTTGGTGACAAACTTTTCGAGCATCGAGTAGTGGCTCGGGAGTTTCTTTTCCATCTGTGCCGGCGTCCGCACTTTCTTCGGTTCAAAGATGTCGTCGTCGCCCACCTTTAATCCGCCAAGGAAGAGTGAGACTTCCGTCTCGTTGATCCACTTCCGATTCGCCCGCTTCTCAACGAGCTTATACCCCGGCACCGACCGACCCGCGCGCGCTTCCTGATACGCGTAGGCATCGATGCGTTTCACGAGCGCTTCCAGAATCGGAATCGCCTTCAACGCCTTCGCAAGCGCGTCCGGTGGGACCGAGCCCTCGGCCGGCGTGGTCTTCGCGAACTCGGATTTCGCCACGAGTTGTTTCACGTTCTGGACCTCCGGGCATTTGATAATCGCGGGACAGAACCGGCAATGATCGCCCGCTTTGAGCGGCGCATTGGGTTCCGCCGTCCGCTTCGCATACATCACCAGATCGGCCGCGAACTCCATTAAATCGATCGCGTCGATCGTCTCCGATCGGGCCGCGCCTTCGATCGTCGTACACCGTGGTTGCACAATCGTCATGACCACGGTTTGGATCTCATGCCCCTCTTTTTGGAGTTCGAGCAAGGCGCCGAGGGCATAATAGCGAAGCTGCGGGTTGTTCTTCGCGCTCACATAAATGCCGGCGCCGTATTTGAGATCGATCACGTGGAGCGTCTTGGTCTTCGGGTTATAGACCGCGGCGTCGTTCGTGCCGTACGCCCCCGGATAGACCTCGGAAAGATCAAACCCATGTTCGACGAACAAAATCGCATCCGCCGTCAGATGTGAGACGGACGGCGGAACCGGACGCCCCACTGAAGGCAGGGGATCACTGCCAGTTTTGCCCGGCGATGCACATCTGCCCCGAGATTCACAAGGTCAAGCAGATGGTCGCTAAGTCGGAGTTTGCCGAGGCTGTGCCAGCGGAAGGAACGGTGCCACAGGACACGCTTGTGCAAGCCTTGCAAGCGATTCCGCTGTTAAAGGCGCTGATTGAACGCATCGACGCCTACGCCTACGCCGAAGCGCGGGCAGGGCGGGCGCCGGCCGGATACAAACTGGTCGAGAAGCGGCCGACGCGGAAATGGCGAAATGACGAGACGGTGGCCCTTGAATTAGGTAAGCTGGGGCTCACGTCAGACGACTTGTTCGAACCTCGAAAACTCAAATCCCCGGCTCAGATGGAAAAGATTCCCACCCTCAAAAACAATAAAGAATTGTTGGAACCGATGATCGTGAAGGAATCCAGCGGCCTGGTGCTGGTCCCGAACGAAGACAAACGGCAGGCGTGGAAGGCCGAGGCGAAGGATGAATTTACCATGATCGCGACCGATGAAAGCGTTGTGATGCCGGGTGAGATGTTGGACTTACTCGGCGAGATTGTAATCGATCCGTTTTCGTAGCCATGGGCTACACCGATGCACGGCCGGATGTTCGTGCAAACACATACCAATTCACCTATTTACTTATGTGGAGGTTTCTATGAGTGACACAGTGATGACCCCGAAGTTCCGCGTTTCGTTCCCCGATGTGTTCCGCCCTGGTAAAGCCGATGACAGCGGCAAACAGAAGTATGGCGTGACCATGTTGTTCGAACCGGGAGCGGATCTTACGGCATTGAAAGCGGAAGCGATGCGCGCGGGCAAGGAAAAATGGGGCGCGGACGAAACCAAGTGGCCGAAGGGCTGGAAAAATCCGTTCAAGGAACAGGGCGATAAGTCCTACGACGGCTATGTGGCCGGCGGAAAGTACATTGCGGCGAAGTCCAGTCAAAAGCCCGGACTGGTCAACACGAAGAACGAGGATATCATCGACGAATCGGAGTTTTACGCCGGATGTTATGCGCGCGCCACGGTGAAAGCCTTCGCCTACGAAGCGCGGAACGCTTCGGGTGCAGTGATCAGTCGCGGAATCGGCTTCGGGCTCCATAATATTCAGAAACTTGGCGATGGCGATCCGTTCAGCGGCCGCATTGCGGCGTCGAAAGAGTTCACCCCGGTGGAACCGGCGGGTGCGGGAGCGGGCGCGAGTTCCGCGGACGCAAAAACGGCCGCGGATTTGTTTGGATAGGGGCTAAGGACCACACCAAAAAGAGGGAGAAAGTCGCGGTGTCGTCGAAAGACGGCGCCGCCCTTTTTACGCGATGATCATTCACGGCGATTTCGAAACTCGTAGTGAAGTGGAATTAAAAGACGTGGGCCTGGACGTGTACGCTCGGCATCCGAGCACCGATGTGTGGTGTTTTGCATGGGCGATCGATGACGGAGAGCCAGATATTTGGTTCCCCGGAATGCCGGCCCCAGCCCCGACGAAGCTACTCGCCCCCTCACAAGTTTTGTACGCGCACAATGCCCAGTTCGAGACCGCAATTTGGAACCACATCATGGTTCCTCGGTATGGATGGCCGAAGATTTATCCTCACAGTGTGCGTTGCACCATGGCGATGGCCTACGCCATGTCACTTCCTGGTTCCTTAGAGAACGCTTCCGCCGCTCTTGGACTGTCGGAACAAAAAGACATGGCGGGGCATCGGCTCATGATGCAAATGTCCCGGCCGCGCGGGTACGACGAAGCCGGCAAGCCGATTTGGTGGGACGATTACGATAAGCAGATACAGCTTCATGAATACTGTAAACAGGACGTGCGGACGGAGCAAGCCTTGTGCGAGCGGCTTCTTCCGCTGTCTGACCAAGAGCAAAAGCTCTGGGTCCTCGATCAAAAGATCAACAATACCGGAGTGTACGTCGATCGTCTCGCCGTGGAACGGGCGATCACGGTTGTGAAGCGAGAAACCGATCGGTTGAATGAAGAACTGTTCAAAGTGACGGAGGGGTGCGTCAGTTCGACAACCGAAGTCGCAGCCCTCACGAAATGGATACGCGAGCGCGGAGTGGAGATTGACGGATTGGCGAAGGCGGATGTGATCGACGCCTTGAAACTGGATGATGTGCCGCCGGATGTGCGGCGCGCACTGTTGATCCGGCAAGAGGGCGGGAAAACATCGACGGCGAAATTGAAAACCGTCTTGGAAATCCTCGGCGATGATAGCCGCGCGCGGGGGTTGTTGCAGTATCACGCGGCGGGTACGGGGCGCTGGGGCGGGCGGAAGTTACAACCGCAGAATATGCCGCGGCCGTCGATTCCGCATGACGTGGTCGAGCAAGTGATCGACACCTTGACCACCTGTACCCCGGATGAAGCCCACTCGATCATCACCACGTTGTTTGACAACCCGTTGACGGTGATTGCAGATTGCTTGCGCGGGATGATTTGTGCGGCGCC